ACAATCTCTAATGACTATTCCGTGGTCTGCAACAATATCTACCCATCTATCCTTTTCATATCTTCTAAGTATTACAAATTCTGGATTCATTGGGTCTTGTCCATGTAGTTCTTCGGTAGATAACATGATTCTTCTATGCTCTCTATATCCCTCGTCTACTGGTTGTCCACTAGATGTGTTGTTTGCATCCTTTTCTTCGTCTACAATAGCTTCTAGTTTGTCTAGATTCTTGTAGTATTCCATACCTCTGGCTTCATTCTCTGCTTTTAGCTCGTCTAATGTTCTAAATCTTCTAAATATAAACCATCTCATGTCGTCAATGCTAGATGAGTTAGGGTCTGGGAAACAATCATATATGTTTAGTGGCTCAAAGTTTGGGTTATCTTTTAAAACTCTCTTTACTTTTTTGGTATTCTCTGGACTCCACACGTATTTACCATTTACATACTGTGGTTGCATCTGTGTAACTTCATCTTCTTGGTAATCCCAATAGACTCTACCAAACGCTGTACCGAATATAAGCATGGATTTAACGTATCTAACTAGCTTCTCGAACATAGCGTTCTTAGCCCAGTCATACTTCATCATTGTATTTAAAATCTCTGTGGTTTCTGTGTCTCCGCCCTCAGCAGGATAGAATGAACCCATTGGTTCGCTTGCTACCATACGTGGTGTTACTGTCTCTATAATACGAAATACTCTAGGGTCGAATACTTGTGCATTGTGTGGATAGTCTGCATTGTTAATATAGCTTCTATACAGCTCTTCTTGGTCATTCATTCTTTGGTGTATAGGGTCTAGGTAACGTTTTGCAAACTCCAGTTGCTGTAGTATCTCTCCTGCTACTTCATCTTCTAATATATCTTTAGGTTTTCTTTTTGCCATAAAAAAATGGACACGTTTAGGTGTCCTGCGTAATCCTTTACGATTGGATAAATTTATTATATCACTATGGGTCTATATGTCAAGTCATGTGTGGGGACTAATATGTATTGTTTATTAATAGTTAGGTATTGTCCCCACTACTTCTATCCTATAGTATTGTTTGTGATTTGTCAAGTAAGGCGTATTCATCTACTCCTGTCATACTTTGGATAACCTATAGTCATTATATAACCCTTAACACAAGTGAGGGGTACATCTAACTTCCTTCCCTAGTCATCTATCCGTAGTGTGGTTGTCCCCTCCAACAATCTCGTGTTGGTCAAAGGTTTGTGTACTTACTTAAGTGTTGTTATCGTGTCCAAAGCTGTTGTGTATGACATGGTCAGTTGGATATGTTGAGTACGGTTATTGTTTCAAAACTATTTCTAGGAACCGTGGGCACATATCAGCCTATTAAATAGAATATACTACAGGTTTAAACACTTGTCAAATAGCAACTACTTTACAGACGCTTTTTGTTGTGGTATAAAGTAAATATGATAAATAAAACACGAATTTTAATAGAGTCTTTAATTGGGATGCAGAGTGATATGTTTGATAGATTAGGTGAACTAGAGAAAGACATGGCCGAATTCATGGGTATGTGTGAAATAGACGAAGAAGGTTACACACTAGATGAAGATATTGAAATAGAAGATATTGAAATAGAAGATGATGTGTCAGACTCTTTGGATAGAATAGAGTATAAACTAGAGAAAATACTTTTTAAACTAAATAAGAAGTAACTAATGCCCCTTCTTGGGTCTTAGCCATACCTTACTATTGTGAGTCTCTATCTTTTCTACTTCACCCGCTCTAACATGTAGAGTAACTTGTACTAACCCATAGTTAATATCTTTTACTAACTCCTCTAACTTTATTAAGTACGGTTTATGTTCCCTAATAGCTTTGATAGCTTCGTCCATTATATTCCTATCTTTGAATCAATTGGTTTGTATGTTGGTATTTGTGAGTAATCAATAGCAGTTGTTGGTTGACACTGTTGGTATAGTTGCCAAGCGATAGCGTGTGCCATAACTAAGTCATCATGTTTGTTTCTACCAGCTTCGGGCTTACCTGTTCTATCGTTTATTATAAAGTCGTAGTGTTCTTTAACTGTTCTTTCGTCATACAATCTTACTAGCTTGCCATCAATAGCAGTCTTCCAGTCACCTAGCAGTATAGGTCTTGTTGCACTACTTGTTATATAGCCCATTCTTCCTGTGTTGCCACTCTCCACTTTTCCTATTGTAGGCATTTCGAATATTACATACTTACCCATTCTATTAAGTAGATGTAACCTCTCCATCTCACTACTACCACCCATTGCTGTTTCATAGGCTACTACAGGCTTGATACCTGTGCGGTCATATATCCATTCGAGTATTAAATGTACTCGACTTGTCATACTATTAGCTGTACCTCTAGCATGGTATAGAAGCGGTACGTCAAGATTAGTTTTACTCATGAATATACATGCATTGTAGTCTAGTCCACCTTGTGAGCAGTCCGCACTCACGACAAAGAACTCACCACGTTCTATTTTTCTAAATTGTCTAAACATAACTAAATTCTAATTCTATAGGCTTTTGTACGCCTATTAAGTAACTACGTAGACTGGCATCACTAAAGAATAAATCACCACCAGCAAGGAATGCATCCTTATCACTTAGTGGGTACTCTCTAAGAGTCTTTTTAACATCATTAGCAGTCTCTAGCTTCTTTATCCACCAGTATAGTTGATTCTCGTTGATGTTGTACTGTTTCATTATCACCTCTGCATCGTAACCAATAGCTTTAAGGGTTGCACACTCTTTCAAATCGTACCCTCTAGGCATACGCCTTTGGTAGTCATCAAATTCGTGCCACGGTAAGAAGAACGAGCCAAAGTTACCTAGGTTTTCTACACCTCGCTCATACTCTAAGTTAAAGAAGTCACCACTCATGTTTCCTGTACTCTCTCTAAATATCATACCTACATTATCAGCTACCTGTTGTTCTGCACCTATCATTAAGTCTTCACTATTAAGTATTGGTGTATTAGGATAAAAGGCACACTCTGACCAGTGAATGTTCTGCAGTGTACCACCTCTACCCAATGTCTTTGCACCTGCAGTACCAACGAATAGCTCTGCACCTTTTTTAGCTTGCAAGTAACTCGTGTGGTTATCGCTTTGTAATAGTTCTTTTCTTGTGATACCCGCACGCTTTAAGTAACTATCTAAAAAGATATTAACCCTGTTAAATAGTGGTTTGACCTCCTCTGCTTTGTGTGAGATTATTTGACTCGATATTATTGGTGCTTTACCCATAGCACTAAAGATGAAATCAGTTGTTAGAAATGCATCTATTAAGGATGAGAAGCCCATTTGTCTTGCTTTCAATATATTCTCCCTAATCCCTACTAGCTTAGGATACTTACCCATTAGATGCTCGTAGTAGATGTTTTGTGCCCTGTTAAAGTGAAAAGGGACTACCTCACCCCGTTTGTTCTTTATTGAAAAGTATCTTTGTATAAACGACCTGTAGTTAATCATTAACTATTTGTCCTTCTACAACGAAATCGTCTAGTTCTTTGGCTTTGTTATCAATGTTTATATTAATAGTGTTGCCATTATTCCCACCTCTGTAGAACTCACCAGCTTTGACAACCTCTGAAATCTTAGTTTCCTCTGGTATCAGTTCGTTCAATCGTTCGTGTACCTTATGTAGCCCCACCATCTGCATTCCACGCACTATTCCCGCAAAGTGTTTTTCAAGCTGTGTCTGGGTCTCCTCGTCTAATGAGTACTTTTTTACGTATCTTTCGGCAGAATCGTCAGAGATTCCAAGCCACTCAGCTATTTTACTATAGGTCATGCCATGGGTAGCTCTCAAATGTTTGGCACCAGCTATCTTTTCATTCTTAGTGAGTGTTTTCAAATCTGCGAGTGTTGGTTGTTTCTGCTTCTTTTTAGCCATACTGTAACCTATAGTACCATACCCTACAAGTTGTGCAATGACCTACTTCAAACTAATACTTGACAAATGTATGTAAAGTACTATAATTATATTTAGTAGTTGAGTTTTATTTAATTAAGAAAGGCAAACATAATGTTTCACTTACTTACAAAGATAGCTATAAAATTACAGAAGTCTAACATGTTTAGACTCTCTAAAGTGGTATCTAATTTACGAAAGATTAAACAATGAGTTCATTCATGGTAAGCGACAAAGTAATAAATAGTATAGTAACTAAAATTGATACAATAACCACGATGATAAGAAACTCAATAGTTAAAAAACATTTCGAGGATACGCCAGAGTATGAGATTGCAGAATGGGGTAGATAATGAAAAGACAATACAAAATAAATAAGTTAATAGATAGGAATTTAGGCTCTAGACACTAC